TTTGTAATTATCACAGGAGATAGTCCAACGACTGCGTTGATATCTATGAAATCTACTCAATTAAAAATTAGTAGAAAATGGAATTCAATGATGTCGGGTATTAAACTAAAAGGTAAGAACGGGTTATTTACACCGGCATCTTTTAGCCATATTTACAGACTAAAAACCACACAGATGTCTAACGACAAAGGTACATGGTTTGGTTGGGATGTAAGTAAGGCAGGACCCATAACGGACACAGGTCTTTACCAGCAAGCAAAAACGTTTAGTGAAAGCATTTCTAAAGGAAGTGTAAAAGCTAAACATGGTGAAGAGAAACCGAAAGGGTCTCAATCTCACTTCTAAGTTCCTTAATTGGAATCATGCATGAGTAGGCCGCCTGGGAGACTGCGCGGCCTACACACAGATAATTATGAATGGATATGTAAAAATATTTAATGGCTATAGGCATGCGTATGGTATCGCAGATTGGAGCAACGCTACCGTAGACCCAGAAAGCGGAAAGAAAAAACCAGACTACAGATGGACCTACGAAGAGTTCACTGATCAAATTTATCAAGACCATTTAACAGGTGAGAAATCTGTTGGTGCACAGCCTACAAATGAAAACGGTGATGCTAAGTTTGGCGTTATCGATATTGACCCTAAAGAATACGAAGGCTTTAACAAACAATTTTATCTAGAAACAATACAAAAATACGATCTACCTCTTATACCTATAGAATCTAAAAGTGGTGGCTTACATCTATATTTATTTATGGCAGAGTTTGTGCCATCAACATTAGTTGTATCATTCTTAAGTAATCTATTACCTTTATTTAATTTAAAACCTGACTGTGAGATATTTCCTAAGCAGACACAACTGACAAAGGATCCGGAAACGGGGATATTAAAACCAGGACAGTTTATTAATCTACCATATTTTGAAAGCAAGAAACGTAGAGCTATCAATATGGATGGCACATTCTTTACACTAGAACAATTTATAAAAGTAGCAGAAGCTAATCTAACTACAGCAGAAGATTTAAAAAGAATTACAGATGAAATGGAATCTAAATCTATGGAAGGTGTTGACGAAGAGTTTACAGAAGGTCCACCTTGTTTAGCTTTACTATCTAAAGTTACAAATAAGACTGGCTTTGATGGTAAAGATAGATTTATGTACAACTATCATGTCTTTGTAAAAATGAAGTATCCTGACAGCTGGCAACAAAAAGTAAAGAATGCACCTGTAAAATATTTTGAGACTGTGCATGCAAATGCGTGGGATCAACAAACACTAAACGCAAAGCTTAGATCATGGAACAAATCAGAAAAAGGTTATACATGTACACAGAGTCCTATCAGTGAGTATTGTAAGAAAGGTATATGCGTAAAGAAAAAGTTTGGTGTACTTGCCGGATCTAAAGGATCTTATCCTGTACTAACTAACCTAAGAAAAATAGACATTGATCCAGATCCAGAATATGAATTTGATGTAACTAGACCAGATGGTATTGGTAAGGCGACAGTGCATTGTAAGACTGTAGAACATGTTACAGATCAGCGAAAGAGACGGAATGCTATCACAAAACATGCAGGATTTCCACCACCAATTATTAAAGGTCAAGAAGATCAAACTGTATTAGAAGCATTATTTAAAACACAGAAAACAATTAATCCTCCTATCGGTACATCACCTAAAGAAAAACTACACGACTTATTACATGCAAAAATTAACGGACCTAAAGCTATGAATGATGCTAGCTTTAAATCAGGTACAGTTCTAATAGAAGAAGGCTATGCTTATTTTAAATTTGATAAATTCTACGACAGACTAAAAGCAAAGAATTGGAAACACGGTGAAGATAAGACAGGTGTTATGATGAGAAAGACATACAAAGAATGTGACATCGACTTTCTAGATCAAAAAAGATTTCCTGCAAAAGAAAAAGGTAAATACAATACACCTACAAAGAATGTAGTAATGATAAACATAGAACAGTTTGAAGAAGTACCTATACACCATACAAAATTAAAACATGAAACGGAGATAATGTGATTAGAAAAATACTCGGGCCTCCCGGAACAGGGAAGACAACTAAACTGTTAAACTATGTGAAAACATTTTACAAACTAGGCACACCCTTACACAAGATAGGTTATTTTGCATTCACAACAAAAGCTGCGGACGAAGCTAAGAATAGAATGTTAGATTATCACACAGCATTAGAAGCAAAAGATATTCCATACTTTAAAACATTACATGCATTATGTTTTGCAGAGTTAGGACTAAAGAAAAGTAATGTCATGCAAGAAGAACATTACGAAGATATTGGTAGTGAAGTGGGTATAGAAGTTACCGTTTACACAAACGGAGAAGAGAAGACAGGCTTTGTAGATTCTGATAGCGAATACTTTAACATTATCAACGCAGCAAGGATCAAGGAAATAGATGTTATTGATGAATACAATACAGATTTATATTCTGAAAGCATCGATAAAAGATTATTAAAAATTTTAAAAGATGAGGTTGACAATTATAAAAAGTCTTACAAGTTAGTAGACTTTACCGACATGATCGAAAGATTTAATGAGTCTAATTTGTGTCCAAAGTTTGACGTAGTTATTATTGACGAAGCACAAGATCTATCGCCAATACAATGGAAAATGTTTGACATATTAAAGTCACAATCTAAACACATTATTTTAGCAGGCGATGATGACCAAGCCATTTACGGTTGGGCCGGAGCAGATGTTCACAGATTTCAGAAAGAAAAAGCAAAAGACATAGTTTTGCCACAATCTTACAGAGTGCCAAAAGCCGTGCAAACACTAGCTAATTGTATACTAGAACGTATACCAGAGGACAGAAAGTTGGTCAAAATATGGCAACCACGTGATGAAGAAGGATCTGTACAAAGAGTTACGTCAATAGAAGATGTGCCCCTTGAACAGGGAACATGGTTAATTCTAGGCAGAACACATTCTAAACTTAGATCACTACAACAACAGCTACATGACAGAGGTATCTATTACGAATACAAAAATAGAAAAAGTTATAATGAAAGATTGTTTAGAAACATTTTAAATTACGAACGATGGCGTGAAGGTACGCTGTTATCAATTACAGAATGCAGAGATCTATTTGAATTTTTAAATAAACCTTTTGACCACACAGATGAAAGACTTTATGATTTAAACGAATTTGGCTACAGCATTACACAAAGATGGTATGAAGTGTTTGAGACACACCCAGAGGACACTTTATACATAAGATTAATGAGACAGAACGGAGAAGAATTATCTAAAGCATCAAGAGTAAAACTATCTACCATACACGCAGCAAAGGGTGGAGAAGCAGAGAATGTTTTACTTATTTTAGATAACACAAAAAAAATAAGAGATGCGGTAGAGAAGGACCAAGACAAGAGAGAAGAAGAACACAGAGTTTGGTATGTGGGTGTAACACGTACAAAACAAAACCTATACATTATGGAAGCAAAACAGGAGAGAAACGGATATGACATCTAAGAAAAAAGAAAACCCATACTTAAAACAAGTTTCGGGAACACATTACATGTACATGGCCATACAGCCAGCAGAGTTTATAAACAAGAATAAGTTGCAATTTGCGGAGGGGAACGCTATAAAGTACATATGCAGACATGCAGTGAAAGGAAAAGCAGCCGACATAGAAAAAGCAATACACTATCTAGAAATGATACTGGAAAGAGATTATGAAAATACCAAAGTTTGAAGCACAGACTGAGTGGAATATTCCTACAGAATTTCCAGATCTTAGACAGGTTGATGAGATTGCAATAGACTTAGAGACAAGAGATCCAGATCTTATAAAGAAAGGATCAGGAGCTGTGATTGGTAACGGAGAAGTTATAGGTATAGCTGTTGCTACATCACATTACAAAGGATACTTTCCTATTGCACACCAGGGTGGTGGCAACATGGATAAGAAAAGAGTTTTGTCTTGGTTAAAAGATGTACTCGAAGCTGACAGTACAAAAATATTTCACAACGCCATGTACGATGTTTGCTGGCTACGTGCTATGGGTTTTAAAATTAATGGTGACATTGTAGATACAATGATAGCCGCAGCAATTACAGATGAGAATAGATTTAGATACGATCTTAATAGTTTGTCATGGAAGTATTTAGGTTTTGGTAAGAACGAAGCTGCGTTAGCAGAAGCTGCAGCAGAGTGGGGTATTGATCCTAAGTCAGAGATGTACAAACTTCCGTCATTACACGTAGGTTCTTATGCAGAACGAGATGCCGAAGCTACGTTTGGTTTATGGCAAGAGATGAAAAAAGAAATTATACACCAGGATTTAGAAGATATATTTGATTTAGAAACAGAACTATTTCCGTGTCTAGTTGACATGAGATTTAAAGGCGTCAGGGTAGATGTAGAAGGCGCACACAAAATTAAAAAAGAACTTATAGAACAAGAACATAAATTACTTTACGAAATTAAAAGAGAAACAAACATCGACACACAGATCTGGGCAGCTAGATCTATATCAGAAGTGTTTGATGTATTACGATTAGAGTATCCAAGAACAGATAAAACACAAGCTCCAAGCTTTACCAAAAACTTTTTACAGGAACATAAACATCCTGTCGTGAACATGATTGCTAAAGCTAGGGAGATAAACAAAGCACACACAACATTTATAGATTCTATATTACGTTATCAGCATAAAGGCAGAATACATGCAGAGATTAATCAGCTAAGATCACAGACAGGTGGCACAGTGACAGGTAGATTTAGTTATCAGAATCCTAACCTGCAGCAAATACCTGCAAGGAACAAGGATCTAGGACCTAAGATAAGAAGTTTATTTATTCCAGAGGACGGTTGTAAGTGGGGATGTTTTGACTATTCACAACAAGAACCAAGACTCGTTGTACACTACGCAGCTTTGTATAAGTTGCCCTCAGTCTATGATGTTGTTGATGCATACGAGAATGATCCTAACTCAGACTTCCACCAGACTGTAGCTGATATGGCTGACATACCTAGATCACAGGCCAAGACGATCAATTTGGGTCTTTTTTATGGCATGGGTAAAAACAAATTACAGGCAGAGTTGGGTGTAACTAAAGACAAAGCTGCCGAACTATTTAATACGTATCATGCTAAAGTACCTTTTGTTAAACAGCTTATGGAGAAAGCATCTAACCGAGCACAGGACAGAGGACAGATAAGAACTTTACTAGGCAGACTATGCAGGTTTCATTTATGGGAACCGAATCAATTTGGTATGCATAAAGCCATGACACACGAAGATGCGTTAAGGGAACATGGACCGGGGATCAAGAGAGCCTACACCTACAAAGCATTAAACAAATTAATACAAGGGTCAGCAGCTGACATGACAAAAAAGTCAATGTTAGATCTTTACAAAGAAGGGATAATACCGCATATACAAATACACGACGAGCTTGATCTATCTATCGAGACAGATGCTCAGGCTAAAAAGATTATTGAGATTATGGAACACGCCGTAACTTTGGAAGTCCCAAACAAAGTAGACTACGAACACGGTAAAAATTGGGGAAGTATAAATGATTAATTATGGCTTACTTAAATGCAAACATTCCTGTAACATATGCTCAAATTAGGAGAGAATATTTATATGACCTTAAAAAACATCATGGTGAAGTTGAAGACTGCATTGTGTTTGGTATTACGGCTATTACTGGCCGTCCCATACTTTTTCATTGTATTATGGAAAATGGAGCTGTCTTCTATCGTCTACCGATATCTGCATTTATTCAAAGAGGCTTTGATCCAAAGAACGTTCCTAAACGTAGACTTGATGAGTTGGAGCTTTGGAATTGTTTCAGTTATTATCCTGCTGTTACTAGTTGGGATATCTTAGACGGACAATCTGGCAAATACATAGGTAAAGATAAAAAATGGCACAGTGGTGCTTATCTTTTTACGGTTGATTTTGCACACCCAGAGAGTAATATAGTAGATACAGATCATTCTGAAATTCCGCACGAACATAAGTGCGCACACATACTTGCCTTAGATGATGGTAATTATGCGGCACAGCCAAACAACAGACTAATATGGGACATACCATCTTTTACAGTTAAAGATGAGATTCCAGATTGGAAGGTGCAGACATCAGAGTGGAATGTAGAAGATACACGTAAATGGAAGACCGAAGATACGGACAACTTCTTTTACGAAATTGAGGAGAAAAAAAATGATTAATAAATGTAAAAATATTTGTTGCAAAGTTTGGGACAAAATTAAAGCTGGCTGGGAGTGGATCTTGTCAAGATTCAACAGGTAGTTTATGACAAAACAAAAACCTAAAAGTAAATTAGAGTGGTTTAAAAAGAATATTGTAATTGTTCCTGTTGTTGCAGCAATTATAGCAGGAACATTTACATCGGTAAGATATGTATTATCTTTAACAGATACTATTACAGCTAACCAAGAAACCATTATTAAAATGGAGTCTAAACTAACTAGCTCCACAGCAGATATTAACGACCTTAAACAAAGATTGTCCGCAGCAGAAGCAACGTGGACAATGGCAGAAAATTTATACAGACAACTAGCAGACACAGTAAGAGATCACACCTATGACCTTAAAGACCTTACGAGATAATTTATTATGGATTGCATTTTTTCTTTGCGTTGCAACTTATGTTCAAGCAAGAAATGAATATCTAAATGATTATAATACCTGTGAAAGAGGTCATTGGGAGACTTACACAGAACTTCGACAAAACGAATATAAATCAGGATCTAGTGCTGAATCTCAAAATCAAACACTAGGTTTTAGATTTCGTATGCCTCTAGGTGCTGTATGTGATGATGAATACATCGCAGAAATGCAGAAAAAAAATAAATTAAAGACACAACTTGAACTTATAAAAGAGTGTAAAAGAATACCTAATATTAGTCCTCCCCCTGTAGAATTTGCAGAATTATTTAACATGTGTAATAAATTAGGAGTTGTAAGATTTATAGATAAGAAACCAGAAGGTAGCCATTGGGATAATTTAAAGATACAATACTTAAAAGATAATCCAGATGTAGTTATCTTTGAAGGAGCAATGCCAAAATGAGGTTAAAAGAAAACACAGCTGTAAGCACAGATCTTAAAACAATTTTAGGTATCGTTACAGGTGTTGCTGTTGGAGTATGGGCCTACTTCGGTATTGTTGAGCAGCTCAACAAGCACGACACGCGACTAGAACTTATGGAGTCTGATCTTGAGAAAAATACAGAGTTTAGAATCAAATGGCCACGGGGAGAAATGGGATCGTTGCCCGCGGATTCTGAGCAATTCATGATGATTGAGGATCTTTACAAGACCACGGAAAAGTTAAGCAAGCATATTGAAAATATGGCATTGAACAAAGTAAATATACAATTTTTAAGAAAACAAATGGATAAAGTTTTAGAAGATATTGAAGAACTAAAAGATAAAAACAGAGATATGTATTACAACGGAAATGGAGCAAAACAATGATAGAGGCTGTTGTAGGATTATTAATGTTTGTATCAGGAGATATTAAAGAAGCACGTATACAAGAGTCGATGGGGACTTGTTTGAAGCACAAGCGCGAGGCGGAGAGACAGTACAGTAAAAATATAAGATATCAATGCTGGTCTGGTGAGGCTGAAATTGAATTAAATATTGATGGTTCAAAATCAATCAAAAAAATTCACATACAATAATGGAACCCATTTGTTATATATTTATTGTGTTATGGTTGGTTGGAATTAACAGCTAATGGAACCTTTTTTACCTTTAAATACTATAATAGCTTCAATTGCGGTATGTATAATAATGTACTATACTTTAAAGCGATGACAGGAAAAATTAGTATATTAAACACAGAGTTAGTGACAGGTCACTGTCCTAGTTGTCATTTAGACACTATCTTGGTTGGCATACAACAATCATTTTACAGGTGTACAAATTGTGGCGATGACATAGAGCAAAAAGTTAATGGTGTTATTAAATACATGAAAGTAGATAAAGACACTAAGATGAAGTTAAGGGAGCTAGACGAGACTAATGGCTAAGAAAAAAGCTTTATTTGGTGTTAATAACTACCATAAAAGAACACCTAAAAAACGTCCTGGTGTGCATACTAAACGACTAAACAAAAGAAAACCACACCGTAAAAAATATATAGGCCAGGGGCGTTGACAAGCATCAAATAATATCCTAGGATAAAATTAGAAAGGAGATATATGAAAAAAGTTACAATAGAAGCTACTAACATTAGTACAAAACAATGGAATACTTTTTTGATTGAGTTAAATTTAATGACAAAAGCATGGAAACCTTTTGCAACAATAAATTTAAAAGCAAATGGGTTGAACAAAGTTTTGACATGGGGTAGTAAAAAGGGCAAAGACTTAGAGGACTAATATGAAACCCATAATGATCACCTTGTTGTATTTAACTTTTGGTGGAGACATCAAGATGGATACGTTTGAAATACAAATGAGCTGTGATACATGGTTTCATCACAATGTAGTGGTGCACGAAAAAAAGAAAAAGACGCTTATGTCTAATCACGTGTACCATGAGTACAAAGGCAAGAAAGTTATAGGTTATATTTGTGGAGACGAACCTCCGCAATAATTAAGCAGAGTTAGCTACATCACATTTAAACGTGACATACAGTTTATTTTTGTTGATTAGTTTTTCACCCATTAAAGACATCAGTTGTTGTGTCTCTATCGTGCCTTGTTGCGCACATTCATACCAAGAATTATGTAAGCCTACGGCTTGCTCTGGCAAGCAATCACCATCTAATGCAGAACATATTTTTATTATAAGTAAAAATTTAGTCATTGACTCCCTATTGTATTTTCTATATAAAATCCTATATATGAAACTAACGAGAAAGGAGTATATCATATTATGACCGACACTACTAAATATAAAAATGTATCGCTGTCACATGACACATACAATTTAATAGATAAAATGAGAAAAAATAACTTAGTACCCAACACGGTATTAAGTAGAGCGCAAACCATAAACATTCTAGTGAATGAGAAAGCGAAGAAACTTAATGGCAAGCTCAAAGACAAATAAAGTAATATGCCCACGTTGTACCGGTAATGGCTATATACGCATACCTAACGAGGCAGTAGGCATAAAAAAAGAAGTAATTGCACAATGTACAATGTGCGAATCGGAAGGAGAGATAGATGTTAAAGATGATGCTTTATATTTTGATACTAACGGTTTGCACAAGTTGCAGTAAGACTATGGACCCAGGAGATCTGCTGGACCCCACAGGAACAATAATTAAACAGATCCTTACAGGAGGAAAGAAACAATGAAAATAGTAATGACAGTGTTAATGGCTTTACTTCTTACAAATTGCACGTACAAAGTACAGTTTGGTAAAGCGTGTACACCTGGCAACAGTGAATGGAGCTATGTGTGGCTAAAAGAAAAAGGTGAAGTTAACATATCGAAGGAGAACTGTGACAGAAAATAAAACAACACTTTTACAGAAAGCTATTGATGGTGCTAGACGCATTATTAAGCCTATGACAAAAGAAGAAGAGTACAAGAACGCTGATGTTCCTGTACCTAAAGCGCCTAAAAAGTTTGCAGAGTGGCTGGTTGAAGGTTTAACAGACAATACGGATGACCTAAAATCTAGAATACATCTAGCAGCTATGGCGATTAGACAGTTTGAAAACAGATTGTTAGATCAAGAAAAGGAAGTTGACCGACTTAATGACGAATTACAGTTGGCTGAGATAACAATAAAAAGATTTAATGACTGACCGAGCTAGGGGTACAAGTCCTGCAGTATTGCGTTCCTCTGGACCTAAGCAACGACCTGAAAGGGTAGCGACGACGCTCGGCGTTAGTGGGGAGAGTATCAGACGTGATGTCCCCTCTAACGATATGATAGCTTATTTAGCAGGGCTCTTTGATGGCGAGGGCTGTGTGACGTATAAAAAGTATTGGTCTAACAAAAGAGAGAACAGACCCAGGAAATATTATTGTTGGCGCATACAGTTAGAAATTGTGATGACAGATGAGGCAACGATACAATGGTGCTGTGATCATTTTGGTGGTAGATGTATAAAAAAACCACGTCAAGGTTATAAAATGCAGTACAGGTGGCGTAGAGGTTTTAAACATGCATACGAGATAGCTAGCGCGATCTATCCGTACGCAATAACAAAGAAAGAAGCGTTAAAGGAGATAATAAGGCACTATGACGATAAAGAGGTTAATTGTAAGGATAAGGATGTGGTACGCAGATTTACGCGGCCATCACGGCAAGCGTTGGGATTATGAGCCTGGCGATTGGTACATGGGAAGACATAAAAAAAGAAAATGACAGATGTGTATAATGGTGGCAAAGCGTACACTAAGTTTTTAAAGTTATTTAGACAAAATTTAATTGAACAAAGGATACAAATGGACCGACAAACAGAGAAATTATTTAGAATAAAATGTATTATTAAGAAATGTAGAGAAAAAGGTAAATGGGATCTTGTGGCAAGGATGTGCTATAAGTATGATCTAACACCTATGGGAGAGAGCTACTATGATTAAGACTATACCTGACACGATAACCGATATTAAACAATGGTGGAAACGTACTAAAGACAGACCGCTATCTTGGATAGAATCTATCGGTAGCAAGATGAATAGTTATGCTTGGAACAAGAGATGGGCTAATAGAAAAACAGGCACAGGCTACAGAGATGAAATGGAATAAAAAATTTACTTATCCTAAATCAGTTAGATCTCTTATCAACGGCAAACGACACTACAGCATAGATAACAGAAAATTACCAAGCGTTACAACGATACTATCTGCAACACAGTCGGAAGAAAAGCAACAGAGTCTAGCGAATTGGAGAGCACGACTTGGTGCAGGAGCAGCGAACAAAGTTATGAATGAGGCCGCTGTACGTGGGACCAGTATGCACACGTACTTAGAGGCCTATATTAAGGGAACAGGGCACCTGGACCTAACTCAGGCTGGTTTACAGGCCAATACCATGGCACAACAGGTTATAGAAAAAGGGCTCGGGGACCTGGAAGAGGTGTGGGGTACTGAGGTTACATTGTATTATCCTGATCTATATGCGGGGGCCACGGACGCTGTAGGAATTTATAACGGCGCCGAAAGTATAATAGATTTTAAACAGACAAACAAGCCAAAACGTAGAGAGTGGATACATGATTATTTTACACAGCTAGCAGCGTACGCCATGGCACACAACCAAGTTTATGACACCAAGATACAGTCTGGAATTATTCTAATGTGCAGCAAGGATAACCTATTCCAAAAGTTTGAGGTGTCTGGAAAAGAGTTTCAGGGCTACAAACATGAGTTTTTACGTAAAATAGACCAATATTACAAAATTGTATCCGACTCAAAGGGGTGTGCAGATACAAAAAATGATCAATTAGACCAGCAAAATAGCGGTTAATTGCAATTGTATCCCTACAATAGGGTTTTTCTGTGAAAAAAATTTTTTTATTTTTTTTTTTTTTAAAAAGTGGTTACAAAGGATACAAATTCTAGAAGTGTTGTATACCAAGGGAAATAACGCCAAATTTGTATCTTTTGCCAGGATACAATTGGATACAAAAGATACAATTTTTTAAAAATCGTTGGTAATAAAGGCTTATTTAAGCAAAAAGTGAAAAAAAGTGAAATAAGCCAATAACCACAACAACATAGGGGACGCGCGCGTATATTTTGTATTTTGTTTTTTGAAATTTCATTAAAAAAAGACTATATCTAGAATTATGTTGAATCGAAAGAAATCTAAATACCGACACGCAATTATAAACAAGAAGAAATATTATTTCTATTCTATCAGATGGCTCGACATCACAGGCGACGCCGGGCATGCAACTCCAGAAGAGTTTGACAAGTTTAGTTGTGCTGTTATGGTTACACAAGCGTACCTATATAAGAAAACAAATAAGTTTATATGGACGTTTGCTTCTTACGATGAAAAGGAAGAAGTCTTTAGTGATAGGAATGTATTCCCACGTGGATGTATATTAAAACTGGAGAAGATAGTTATATGAAAAAAGAAAAAGGTAAAAAATACGACGGTAGATCTAGACCATCAAATGAAGCCTATAAAAATGGTTGGAACGAAATCTTTCTTAACAAAGTTATGAGGGAAGAAGTTGAGATAGGTGCTACTGGTACACAGAAATATAGAATCAAAGAAGGACCAAACAAAGGTAAAGTAATAGGTTAATCTTCTATAAGATCGTTAACCTTCTTCATCTTTTCAGCTTGCTTACGCAGCTCTTCCATACGCTTTAGTTTGTCTTCAGCAGTTAGATCTCTTGTTACAATCTCTTTCCTGTCTATGAATATACCCTGTGCTTTACCTATCATAGCTTCAAACGCGGCAGTCTTTTCAGTCTTACCCTCTCGTTCCAGCTTCTGTGATAGTTGTATCTGACGCTTAATAAAATTAGCTCTATTAACAACAAACGACTTGTTAACCTCGTTCATCCTTCTAGTTAGGTAGGCCTGGATATAAGGCTGTCTTAGTAATCTGTACGCTTCTTGTTTTGCGCTCTTTGGTGAGTAGCCAGCATGCAAAGCTGCATCTGTGTTTGTAGTTCTACCCTCGTTCATAACCAAATATTCACAGAAGGCACGCTGCATAGCAGTTAGCTCTTGTAATCCGTATTTATCTTTTGGAATTGGGTTGTGCTTTTGGTTGTCGCTCATACTTGCAATATATCCTATATATTGTATATTACAAGTATATGAAAGCGAAAGAATTACGCCAATATTTAGATAAGTTTTTAGTATCACCAGCAGCTCAACAGGCAAGAGTTCAAATTGAAATGCCTAATGGAGAGAAGTTAGACGTGTATGAGATTCAATTATTAGAGTCTAGAATGATTGGTGACAGAGATACACACATCTTAAATCTTAAAGGAGTTAAGAGAGGTGGCACTTGGCAAATGGGTAAAATAGTTGGTAAATTATAGGCTGGTAAGCATTAGTCTGACCTGTCATGACCGAAGCTAAATTCTATAAAAAAATCAAAAAAGAATGGAAGTCAATTTCGTTTATTCGTATTGAAAACCGCGCCTTACCTGGCACTCCTGATTGTCTTTGTCAAAATAAAAATGGAACGTTTTTTACACTAGAGTTGAAGCTTACAAAAGCTTACTCTGTATCCCTATCCCCGCACCAGGTTTCATTCCACATGAAACACAAAGCTTGCACCTTTGTGCTTGTTGCCTGTTCCCCTAAGCTTGGAACCTGCCGCTTGTACCCCGGTTCTAGGATCTTGGAGCTTGTAGATTCAGGCTTGAAGCTTGAACCCTTAGCCGAAGGCTTGGACGCTTGCGCTTCTGTGCTTGAGCGCTTGTAAGCTTGGGCCTCCCCGGTCCTGGCTGGTACGTCCTCACCGGATAACCGTTTTCACGGCACCAGTCATTATGAATATTGTGGATCTCTCTTCTAAATTTAATGTTTGCCATAACAGACGTTTTTCGTGTCGCGGTCCCAGCAGCTTCGGCAGTCACCACATATGCCGCCTTGATCAGGAGCCGGGCAGGTCCTGCCTTCTCCATCTGTAACGGTCGATGTGTGGGGCCATTGTTTAGCCGGTCCCTGGTTAATCATGTGTGAGCTCAGTCTAATAATTAAATTTGTCGGAATCATGTCAGGCGTAAACCATTTTAATATTTGAGCTTCGCGCGTGGGCAGCCAGTGCATGGTCCCGGGCGTAAGCTTGCACACTGAAATAATATTGTTGAGATGCTGCACGCTCTGCAGGTCCCCGGCGTCATGCCACCTGAACCACTTTTGCCGCTTGATTTGTACCGCCATTGCCTCCACCCATTGCGGATGGTCTAGTGATTCCTGGCGCAGCTGGTGAGCGCTCTTTGTATTCTTAAACATGTAGCGGCCCTTCAGGGCGTAACAGCCAGAGCATACGCTGCCTGGAATCTTTGCAAGCTTCGCGCCTGTTATACAATTTTTGGCGCTGATACTATAAGCAGGTCCTGGCATCTTGCCGGGCTTCGATAGTGTGTGAGTTATTTTTACGGCGTCTTTTACTTTCATAATTATACCTTTCTAAATAGGTCCTATAATATCCCTGAACCCTTGTCAATTATTTTCTTGTGCCCTTGTACATTACGGGCGGGCCCACCCTTGCTTGTCGCTTGTGAATCAAACCTTTGTTTGCGTTTGATATTGACCGCGGTCCAGGAAGCTTGTAGCTTGTAACCTGTAACCCATCAAAAAATTTCTGGGTGCTCTTCAGGTATGAAGCCGGCAGCTGGCCATGGTCCTCTGTAAACCATGGCAGCAGGTCGTTGTGATTAATTCTTCGCATCTAAGTGAGCGTATACTCCAGCATCTACTAACTGTTTATACGCAGCCTTTCTTGTTTTCTTAAGTCCCGGCCAAAACCTTCTAAGTGTTTTTACTGTTGTGCCTTTTCTTGGATCACAAACAATTAAACCGCTTTGCACTTCACTACGTAACGCAGTCAACGCCATAGTGATTTGAAAGTTTCTTCTATGTTCGTCGTCTCTAAAAGTTATTGTTGTCATATTGTCCTTTCTGTTGTTATGGTGGTTTGAGTTTTTTTATCCGGATACCACCAAACGGGATATAAATACATCCTACAATATCCCTGAAGCCTTGTCAACTAAAATGTTTGCTTGACGCCTGTTCATTATGGGGCGGGCCCACCCGCTTGAAGCCTGTGGCCTATATTATTTTTTTTTAGAGAAAATTTTTAAAAGACACTTGACCCCAGATCCATTGGCGTGGGACTTGCCCTACTTTGCCACAATGGATCAGGGCTCAAGTTTGGCCAAGCTGGCTGAGAGTTCCTTGCCAGCACATCCCCGTCGGTTAAGCTTGACCCCAGATCCGTAGAGTCAACTTGCGCTTAATAGTTGGACGTCCATCTACGG